AAAGTCTTTTATGGATTGCTGACATGACTCTTGAACCACGTTCTAAAAGAGCTACAGTTGTTCCAACAGCCGCCTGCTGGTTCCCGTCGCCAACTTGCATGTCAGCAATTGACGCGAATCTTTGTCCCGCTTGAACTACAATTCCCATCAACTGTAATAATGTTTGTGAAGGTTCTTTGTAAGGTAAGAATACGAAAGCATCTTTTAAATTTCCACCTGGAGTATCCACATCTTTGAATTCTCCTGGTTGTATTGCAGTGGCATCGTCTTGTACTCTGACACCTCTTTGTTTAAATCCTGCTGGTAAGTTTGATAATGTACCGGCATCTAATAACTGACGGAGAGCCGAAGTTGCAGTTCGACTTAATCCGCCAATCATATGAATTAATCCTAAACCATAAAAACCTAGTCCTGGCAGAAATTTGAAATGGACGAAGTAATTAATTTTAACTTTTTTCGGATCATTAGCTGCAAAGTTTCGTCTAATAGACAAAACTTTTCTACTACCTTCTTCGATTGTAACGACGTAAGGTAATTTTATTCCTGTTGGTTCTCCATCTTCACCAACGTCTTCAAAACCTTCTAAATCTAAATTAACGTGACATTCTAATAAAGTGTACAAGGCATCAATTCTGCTGCTTTTTGAAATACCTTCTACTTGTCTTTCTTTTTCATCTAACTCATTACTAACTGTTCCAGTTGGTTTTGTAAGTTCAATGTCAGAATAGAATCCAGCAACTTGCTGTTTTCTTAAATCGTTTTCAGATATTTTTAAAACATGAATAACTGCTTCCGCATCTTCTAGAGAAGTTGCAGTGTAAGGTACTACTAAATCATCTGCTGGGATAAATTTAGAAACGGCCCTACCTAATAAATCATCGTAATAAACTTTTTTAAATGTTGAACCCGATAATGGAAGATAGAATAACATCTGATCAAACTCAGGTTCGTATTCTTTCATTTGATCCATCAATTGATAGTTCATAAAATTCTTAACTCTTTGTGCTTGCATTTCTTTTTGAGGATCTACTTTACCCATCACCATAGTTCTAACCGGACCATCTGAGGGTAGTAATTCTTTGTAAGCTAAAGATTGAAATTGAGTTACAGCTTCTGCAAGTACCGGGTGAGTTGCACCACTTGCTCCTTGAAAAGGTTCAGTTCTGTTTGTGTATTTAAATCCTAATAAATCAAGACCGGTGATATAAGCTCTTTCCCAGTCTGCTCTTGATGATTTGTATTCTTGGTAATCAGATTGTAACTGACCTCCGATTTCATCGGTAATGTCTTCAGGTAAAAGATCTGAAAGGTTAGCATCGTGATTGCCACCTTCTTGAATATTTACTTTACTAGGATCAAAGTCGATAGTAGCTCCACCATCTTCTTCATCTGTAATTTCAACAGGACCTTGTCCGGTTTCTTCAACCTCTTCAATTTCAATATCTTTTGTAATTTCGTCTTCCGGTCTTGCAACATTGGGAAGAGACTTATCTATATCTGCCATATTTATTCTCCTGTATTGGTTTATCTTGTTTTTTGTCTTTAATCAACCCCTGAGAATCTGGTCCTTTCAAAGGAGGAATTTCTTTCCATTTAACATGTTTCATGTTTTTTACAAGTGTTGGATTGTCTTTAGTCATAATACTTTTTCATTAATCCGGCTAGTCCGCCTTCGTTAAAACCATATGTATATCCACCCATTGCTTCTCTGTCTTCAGCAGAAAAAATATTGTGTGCAGGGTTTACATAACTCTTTAGGTCTCTAAGTTTTTGTTGTCTAGATTCTTCGGCTTTTGGAAATATTTTTCCAAATATTTGAGGCCCACGCGATTCTAATTTTTGTATCGAAGATTTGTCTTCTGCTTGTTTTAATGCTTTAGCTCCTGCATCATAATCAACGTTCATTAATCTATCAGGTGTACCTGTTCTATTTAAATCTTGTATGTCTGCTCTACTATTATCATAGACTTTTTGTCTTTGTTCAATAATTTTTGGATTATAAAATTTTTTAGCTTTATCTAATTCTGTTTGAGCTTTTTCTGGTGCACTGTAAATTTGTTCTAATCCTTCAATTTCTTTTATTGCATTTTCAAATGCTGCAATTTTTCCCATTTCTTTTTCTGTTGTTCCAACATCTCTAAATCTTTTATCTCGTTCTTTTCTTGGGTCAATTTTAGTTTTATCCCCTAATCCGTAGTTAAGTAAACTATCCCCCAGTGCTTCTTTAAAAGTTTTACCTGAAGCTAACATATCATAACCAACAATACCTGCTTCTGTTGCGGCTCCAAAAGCCAAAGCTGCTGGACCAAACAAATTTTTTAATGAAGCCATATTTTTTAATCCTTTACCAGCTTTAAGAATGTTATTAGCTAATGAACTTTCAGTTTCACTTGCAGCGCCTTTTAATAATATTTGTTCTAGTTTTTTTTTACCTTTAATTGCGCACGACGTACCTTTGTTAAATTTAATTCTACCACCGGCTGCTTGACCGCAACCTAGTTTTTCAAGTAAGGATGCAACTTGTTTTTGACTTATCTCACCTGCTTGAACCATACTTTTACCAAGAGAAGAAACAAAATCTGTTTGTTTAGTAACAGGAGCAGCAGAACTTTTAAATATAGGTTTACCAGTTTTATCTGAAATAATTGACACCTCATCTAAATAGCCTCCATATTTTTTACTAAAGTTATTTTTTAATGTATTCATTTTTTCAACTACTTTTGCTTTAGCGTCTAGGCTTTTTGTTCTTTCAAATTCATTAGTTAATCTAATCATAGGTTGATCAAATTGACTTCTTTTAATTGTTTTATTAAATTCTGCAGAAGTTGGGTTTAATTTTATATACTCTATCTCATCAGCATAACCTGCATCAATTAATGCTTTAGGTACTTTATGATCAAACATAATTGCATCCGACATATTTAAAGCTTCTTTAGCTTGTGGCCAATTATTTTTTTGAGCAAATGCTGTTGCTTTTGCAGCTTCTTCAAACATGCTTTTATATTTAGGATCAACTTTATCTTTTAAAAATCTAACTAAGTCTGTAGTTCCTAAATAAGGTTTTTGAAAATTTTTAACATTATTTAATAAATCTTCATTTATTTCTTTTGCAAGTAATCTTGAAATAGGTCCTGTTATTGATTTATTTAAACCAAATTTTTTAAGTAGAGCATTGTTATTAAATATATCTCTTAAATCTGGAGTTCTTTTAGATCCAAGTTCTGGCATTATATCTTCAAAGGTTTTTAAAATTTTATTTTTAACATTTTCATTTTGATTGTAGATTACTGTTTTAAACATCTGTTCTAGTTGATTAGAACTATAAGCATATGCCTTACCTTTTTTTATTGTTTCTTTATCTATTCCTTGTGCTCCCCCCATGATGTCACTTACAAAATCTGCACTAAAATTTATTGTAGGTCTACCGGCATCTCTAGCTCCAGTAATATTTGCTTTTATAGCTTTTGTAATGAGGTTGTTTTTACCAAAAGTTCTAGCAAATGCTTTTTCAAATTTAACAGGATCTGCATATCTTTTACCATTATTTAATAACCATTTTTCTGCTTGTGTAACAAATTTTTTTCTATCACCAAATCTAGTTTCTTGACTGTTTGTTGTTTTTTCCAAAGCTGTAAAAGCGTCTCTATCTTCAATAAGATTTAAAATAGTTTCTTTATCTAAACCTGTATTTTTTACAACTGTTTGTAAATAATTTTCATTTGCGGTTATTTTACCAAAAATTCCTGCTTTAGAATCTGTTGTAGAAAGAAGACCTTTTGGATTTGATTTACTTTTTTCAAAAAGAATTTGAATATCATCATCAGCATATGATTTTAAAAATGCGTCAGATACATTATCTATAGATTCAGAAGAAAATTTTCCCGCTCTATTAGGAGGCATATTGATTTTAACTCCACTATACCCGGGCCGTGATCCATCGACCGTGTTGCTTACTAACTGACCTTGATTGTACATGTTCCGTGGTTCTTGGTCCATGGGCCTTGGATCACGTTTATAGTCCTCGAACATTTCTAGGATGTCTTCAAAGTCTTGCATTACTCTCCTAACATAGTGGCTATACCACCAGTTGCATTATCTTTACGACCTTTGTTAAATCTGTTTTTAACCATTAATTCCATTTGTGCAATATCATCGGCAGTTACAGTTTTTGGAACAAAACTTTTTTCGTCCATAGTTTTTTCTAAATTTTTAAAAAATGGTGCCACCTGAGGAGTCTTCATACCTCCTTCAACGTTTTTTTGAAACTCAAGTCTTGTTTTAGCCATGTCTATGTAGTTATCATACATTTCTTTTTGTCCACCTTTTAATTTAGCAAAATCTT